CAATAATTAAATCATCCATACCAAAAGGTAGATCATCATCCATAGTAGCTTCATCACTATTGCCCATCTGACCCATAGCTTCCATTCTTTTTAAACCCATCTTAGCTTCTTGCCGTAACTGCATAAGTTTATCTAAACCAATATAACGTGTAACATCTTCTGGAAAGATAAACTCACCTTCGCTTACGTTAGCTTCAATATCATCACGAACACCTTCACGAGTTCCACCTACAGGAACTTTGTTACCAGACTCTTCGTCAATCATACCACCCTCATCTTTTAAGCCACCACGTGCGAATAGTTCCATTTGTTTTTCCATCATGGGATGTTTCCTTATTTGTTTTTTAATACTTCGTCACGTAATAACTTTATTCTACGTAATTGAAAGATCGCACCTTGTGCTCGGTATATGATCTTATCATTATCAGCTTGTTCCATAGTTCTGTGCTGTTGAGCAATCAGAGAATCTATGTAACTATTGAACTGTTCCCATTGCTGGTGGTTGCTGACCATCGCCTTGAGGTTGCTCAGGTGCTCCTTGTCCTTCTGCATTTCCGCTAAATCCTTGTTCTTGTGGTAGAGGTGCTTGTCCTGTACCTATGTTTCCACCACCTGCGCCTGTAGGGTCTGCTGGATTAGCACCTGCTGGTGCACCCTGCTGATCTGTTGGCTGTTGTGGTTGTTGGAAACCTTTCATGAGTTCAGCTTGAATAGCCGCCTCGTCCATATTGTTAGTAACCTTATCTGGGTCTAACTCAAGAGACTTTGCAATCTCTCGTATAATATACTGAAATTTAGCAAAAGGTGCAAGGGCTGGACTAGAAGAAATTTGCATAAACTGCATTAATCTTTGACTTCTTACTTCATTAGCCATCAAGCTCTCTGTACCACGAGCCTTAACCTCTAAGTCACCTTTGATCTTAGGATCATAATCAAACTGCATATTAAATCTAAATAGGTTCTCACCTAATGGACGTAACAGATAGTCATCAATATTCTTGATAACATTCTTAATGCCACCTTGTGCCGCACCCATGAGCATGCTAATACCAGAAGCAGTACGACCTACACCCGACACACCTGTTTGACCATGTGCGAAAGATGGAAATCCTGTGGACTCATCTGCAAGGACACGTGCCTTGTCAAAGAGTTGCAAGTTCTCCTGAGCCACATTAGGAAACTTAGTTCCAAAAATGCTTTGCCCGGGTGCACCGCCTTGGCGACGAAAGACTTTACCGGGATACACGGACATATCCTGTCCCGGCACTAAGTTAGTTTCGTCTACCTCTATCAACAAGTTTCCTGATAGTACAGCATTATCTACAGCCATACGCATGAAACCATTCATTAGTGTTTGTGTATCATCCATATTCTCAGCTATACCTACACCAAAGAAGCTGTAAGGGTTAAGCTCATATGGAACAGCCATGTAAGGTATACGTGCAGGTTTGAACGGATTCATAACCATACGTAGTAATTTACCATTACAAATCCAAACATTGGCTTGTAACTCGTCTACATTAGATAGTTCATCTGGTATATCTACACCTTGTTCAATTAACATCTCAACATCTACCATACCCCAATACTCTAGGACTTCGTAGCGTTCAATGCCATGCTCAGGTGCATAATCTGATAAGTCGTCTTCCCAAGATTCTTTACTGTAGTTCTCACCTAGAGCAACAGCTTCATCAATAACAGATGAACGGAAGTGTGGTCTACGTTTCAATGAACGTAACTGTGTTCTTGACATCTTGTGTCGTTCTATAACAAACTGTGCTTCATCCATATTAGTAGCATCTGGATCAGGGTAAAAGTTCCACACAGATACGTGTGATACTTGAGGTATAGTTTTTATTACTGGTGAATATTCACCTTCATCATCCCAGTTAGGATATTCTTTATCTACTGCAAATGGGCCTTTCATAACACCAGTACCAAACAGTGCCATCTCAAAAGCTGTACTACGTAAATGTTTACTAGCACTAGACTCTTCTAACTGGTCATGTATCTTCTTCTGCATCATCTTAGCCGCTATCATAGCAGGGCTAAACGTAACAGATGTAGGAGTTTTACCTACACCTTCACGTACATTATCAATCTCACTTAGTTTATCTTTAAGTGGTCCTATACTATCTAGTAATGTTTTAGCAGTAGAACCTGCAGGTAAATCTTTACCATCACCAGCAAAGCCATAAGGGTTTACGACTTCACCTAACTCTGACTCACGTAACTGCTCAGGTTCTTTAGGATCAAAGTGTACATCAGATACTACACCTTCTGGTAGTTCTGTAGGGTCAACTGTTAGTGGAAACTTCTGACCTGCGAATAATACATCTACTATCTGACCATAAGCGGCAAGTGTCTTAGTTTTAGTTACTTTAATAAATACTCTTGACTTCTCAGCTTCAGTAAACTGTACATCAGAGCTATATACACCACGATAGTTACGATAAGCTTGTAACCAACGCTGTTCATCTTGCTGTCTGTATTCATCAGCACGATTATATTTGTCCATAATAAATGGTATTATCTTTGCTGTATCTGCATCGTCAACCGTTGAATCATCACTATCTGCTAGGATAATTGCATCATCTTCGATAAAGCCTTCGTTTTCTTCTGCCATTTATTTGTCCTTAATATCCAAACGTGGAGTCTGCTACATTCATACCACTTGAAGGTCGTCCATGTGGATCATAATCAAATATACTAAATCGTGGTCGTGACATGATACCATAGCGTAATGCATCATACAAGTGGTCTTCAGAGGTAGTATCTATATCTTCTGGGTTTCTTTTGTCTATTGGTAACGCAGGTAATTGAGCTACCATGTTAGTACACGTATTAAAGAATACTAGTCTTGGTTCTTCAGTATACTCGTCTACTTGTAACCGCCTGTGTATCTCATTCTTACCTGCTACACGTGAACCTTTTGATCTATCTGATGGTCGCCATCTGCAACCTCTTTGAACCATTTGTTCTGCTAGGGATGGCCCTGTGTCACCACGCTTGTGCCATAATGAACTATCAAGTACCCCATACTTAATATTACCATCTCCAGCTTCTAAGTCAAGTACTTGATCAGCTAAATCTGCCGCTAATACTTTACTTACATATAACTCACGATATACTATAAGTTGTTCACTTGGAGATACTGCAAACCATACTACACCAGATTTACTACCATAACCATAATCACATGCTCTAAACTTAACCCAGTTACTTGGTATGTCAAATGGTTCTACTACGTGTATTGTTCTATCAAACTCAGTGAAGGCTGCACCTTCTTTAATATCCCAATCACCTTCTAGTAATTGTCTTCGTTGTTGCTCAGGTAAAGATAGAAGCATTGCTTCGTAGTCACCTTGTGCGGCTAGGTATGGATTATCAGATAATCTAGCAGGTATAAACTTACGTTTAAATAGTGCCTTACCAGCTTTCTCGTGACCTGCAGGGTATCTTAGTACTTCAGTTGTTTCAATGTCAGTAGCATCAAACGCTTTATTGTGAGCCGCTGGATCAATGAACATCTTCTTAACCCAATGATGGCCTCTGCCACCGGGGTTGGTCGTAGCTCTCATATACACAGGTAAATCATGTGCAGTAGAACGTAAACGTGATCGCATGTAGTTCCATGCAAACGGTGTAGGCCACTGTGTAAGTTCGTCAAAGCCTATCCAACTAAATGCTAAACCTTGGTATCTTAATACATCATCCTCTTTATCTAGGTATGACATCCACAGTCTTGCACCTGATGGTGCTGTCCATTGCATCTTACGTTCTGACCATTTAATACCCGGCCATATTTTAGGATACATTTCTTGAGACTTAAATATAAGTTCTCTTAATTCTTCTGTAGTATGTCTAAGTAACAATCCTGAGAATGATGGGTGTCCCATGAAACGTAATGGATCAGCTAACATAGCATACGACTTACCACCACCAGCACTGCCACCATATAATACTTCACGTTCACCTGCGGCAAGGAAGTCAGTCTGTGGCCCAGCATTAGGTTTGAATATTACGTTATGCTGTTCTTCAACTTTAGATAGATCATGATCAACTAAAACTTTAGGCGGCTCTGGTTTCTTCTGTGTCTTCTTGTTCTTTTTCTTTTGCACCGAGTCTTGTGCGCTCGATTTCTTCCGCTTTGGCAATTGCCTTTTTCGCATAGTCTGCCCATCTGCGAAGGCTTCCAGCTTTGTTTTTTCTTTGTCGCTCATTATCTAACCGTTTCTTTAAACCTACATGAGAAATAGTTCTACCAGTATTTCTAGTCAACCAGTTGGCAACTTCTCGATACGAATACTGTTTCAAGTATTTCTGTGCTTGCTCAAGCATATCAAGTTCTGCACTGATTGGCAAGAGTATTCCTTTATCTTTTGGGTCTAATTCATAACCAAAGGGAATCGTTCTTGCTACACGTGGGATTGCTACCCATCTACTGTTTTCTTTAAGGTCTGTTGGTTGTGGTAGTTTCCATTTACCTAACGGTTTAGTCATCATCTTCCTGTGTTTGTTTAGCTGGCATCAACATGACACCACCCTTAGCCTCTACTTGCATCTTCTCAGTTTTAACTAAACCAGTACGATCAAGTAGTTCTTTAGCGGCTGTCATTTTATCACGTATACCTAACTCAGTAGGATCATACAATGCACCTACCATAGCCATTGCCGCTTTAGGCACATTACGTGCTAAGTAGCTGTGAGTAACATCAATGATTTCTTCTTTGAGACTATTCGTTATCTCTGTGTTAGAGGTATTAGCTGAATAACCTGCAATGATCTTAGCACTGGTAATATCTCCACCAGCTTCATCCATAAGGACTGCTAAGAACTTCTTCTGTCTATCTGTTAACTCACGTGCCATATTATTATTCCACCATGTGCAATGCTTGTTCAAGTGTCTCTTTATTACGCCTAGACCATCCACGACCAAATGTTTCAAAGGTCTTTAGACTCTTATAAAAATCTTGTCGTACTGTATATACATATTCAATAATATACTTAGGGTCTTTCTCCATAACAAGTTGTAGTGTATTAGGACCAATAGCACCATCTGCTGTAGCACCTACTGCACGTTGTATAGCTTTAGCAGGTCTACCACTACCACTATTAACAGCCCAATCGAATGCACACCAATCTACCCCAGAAGGTAGTTGATCACCTTTGACTCTATCCCAATAGTTCTTTCTATATATAGGAGCTACATCATCAGGTGTTAAGTCACGCATCTCTTCTTCAGTAGACTCACGACCAATCCATTCATCATAGACACGTTTAGTTACACCGAGATTAGTCATGCCACCGGGATCACTAGGGTGATTTACGTAACCACCCTCGTGTTCCAGTAACATTTCTAAGCACTCTTTAAAGTTACTTTGCATTATATACTACTTCTTTTTACGTATTTTAGGTTTTGCAGATGTTATACCTAGTGGACGTGGTTTAGGTTTTGCAGATGTGTTGCCTAGTTTTTTAGATTCAGCTTCTTTAGCTACCATTTTTTCTATCTGCACTTGTACTTTTGCACGATCTGTGGCGTTCTTCTGCTCTTTCAATTTTTTACGCAACTCTTTTAGTTTTGTTTTTCGTTGAATATATTCCAAATGGAAGATTCTGAATAGGAAAATCACTTTCTTTAGATATTTCTAACCAAGATTTTAAGGACGGATCGTTTGCTTTTATATTTTTTACCATTTAAAAAGAGGTTTTGAGCTCATCAACTCATTTACTTGGCTTTTAATTTTTAATAATTCAGATTCGTTTTGGTAATTATTTAAACTTAGGTCTATCAAG